CACGCGGCACGGCTGGTTCACGCGGCACGGCTGGTTCACTCGGCACGGCTGGTTCATACGGCACGGCTGGTTCACTCGGCACGGCTGATTCACTCGGCACGGCTAATTCACGCGGCACGGCTGGTTCACTCGGCACGGCTGATTCACTGTTTATAAAAAATTGTGCTGGAACAAACCGTTCCATTTTTGCACTCAACAAAATAACCAAGCCAAGTATTTTCAATAAGGATATTACAGAGGAAAGATTTAACGAAATAAAAACAAAACTCGATTCTTTCAATTGGTATCCTCAATTCAATAATATTGAGGTGTTAAAAGAGAAATACGGAGCGTATGAAAAGATACCAATGGTTTTAGTAGAAAGAAATGATGAAAAAAAAGCATATTCATTTATGCCGATGGAAATGGAAAAGTACATCAGGCTTTTGCCGGAATTTGATGAAGAAATTTTCAATGCAGTTACAGGGAGAACGATATGAAACGAATAATAAAGGAGTCTGGAGGTCAATGACAAGGGACGAGGTCATAAGAGAGGCGGAATCAGTATGCAAACGGTTCCCGCTTCAGGGGCATGAAAGGACATGATAAAACTATCCTTTGGCCGCGGGGCATCATGGCAAAAAATCCAGGACGATAAGCATATCAAGGAAAATAGAGATGCCGAAATTAATAATGATGATAAGGGAGGAAATAAGTAATGAGAACATTTACCAAAAAAGAAATTGACGAGATACTTTTAAAACACGCTGAATATTTAAAAACAGGAGATTTGAAGCTCAACGCCGACCTGAGCAACGCCAACTTTTATTGTACTGGATTTAACCTGGGTTGTGGAACGCTGCAAATAGGTGCATGTGACGAGGATTTGGTGTATCAACTATTGTATCACGCCGCACGACTCCCTGCGTGTTCATAGGAATTGAGACAAATGCTTGCGCCACATGCAAATAAATTCAGACTTGTAGGACAAAAAGACAATGTAACAAGGATAGAAACGCCGGAGAAAGGTGAGAAATGAAAAAACGAACGATATTCATAACATTGAAAGGAAAGAAATGATGGAAATTGAAAAGTGTGCTTGTGGATGTGACGAGACAGGCAGAACAATTTACAGATGCCTACCCTGTGCGCTTAACAGAATTAAGACATTAGAAACAGAATGTGAACACTGGAAGGAAGCAATCCGGGAAGGTGCAAACATGATGGATAACCTCGAAGCAAAGCTGGGCGTGGCGAGGGGGGCGTTGAGCAAAATAGCATCATTCGATAGGGCTTGCGGTCAATGCACTATGCAATGTGCAAACGTCACATCATGTGAAGGTGGCATAGCCCGAGCCGCATTGAAGGAGATGGAGGGGAAGGTATGATGGTAGTCTCTTGGTTTTCATGTGGTGTTTCTAGTGCGGTTGCAACAAAACTTGCGTTACAAGATTATCCCGATATGGAAATTATATATCAGGACATTGAAGATCAACATCCTGACAGCAAGCGTTTTCTACATGAGTGCGAGCAATGGTTTGGTAAGAAGATAACCATTCAAATGTCAAATTACCGGAATGTCGAGAATGTTGTTAGGCAATTTAGATGGATAAATGGCTCGGAAGGTGCAAAGTGTACCGGCATATTGAAACGTAGGGTAAGGCAAGAGTGGGAAATCATGAACAAGCCCACCCACTATGTATGGGGATTTGATTGCTCAGAGAGAGAACGAAAAAGGGCTGCAAGAAGTGTTGAACACATGGGGCATGTTGAGCATATATTTCCATTGATTGATAAGGGTATTACCAAAAAAATGGCACATGGAATGTTGCAGAAATCTAGCATCAAGCGGCCAGCAATGTATGATCTAGGTTATCCTAATAATAATTGTATAGGATGTGTAAAGGGCGGGGCAGGGTACTGGAATAAGATAAGAATAGACTTTCCGGAAGTGTTTAAAAAACGGGCAGAACTAGAAAGGTTAATTGGAGCATCCTGTATGCACATAACAAACCCTAAAACCAAAGAGACAAAGAAGATTTGGCTTGATGAACTCAATCCAAACGTAGGGCGTAAACAAAAGATCATATTGCTAGATTGTGGAATGTTCTGTGAACAAAAGGAGTCCCCCCATGACTGACCAGCAAGCAATCGAAGCGGCAAAGGTGTTGAAGGGGTATTGAATATGAGAAAGGCAATACCCAAGGAAATCACGGAACGTGTTTTAAATAGATTTGGTGGGAGGTGTGGGTATTGTGGAGAGCAACCAAAGCGATTACAAATAGACCACATGAATCCCATTGTTGTTGGTGGTACAAATGATATTTCTAATCTCATGCCAGCTTGTAGGCAGTGCAGCAATCTGAAGTTGTTTGACAATGTAGAAGAGTTTAGATATTCGGTTTTTATACGTTGCGTAAGGTATTCTGTTGATTTCAGAACAGCACTCCGATTTAAACGAGTGCATAAGTCAGAAACGCCAATAGTGTTTTATTTTGAACTTAACCAGCCGGAAGGCGAAACAAAGAAAGTCGAGGCGGCAACATGAAAAAACTCACGCCCATAAAGGCGTTGCGATTATTAACGGGAATATTTAATCCAGATCAGGCTGTCAGCATTCTAGTTTACGTCAATCTTCTTGCCAGGTGGATGGACAAGGACAACATACTTGATAAGGAATTTCTACTTGAGCAGTTTAGAAAAATAGAAATTGAACTGGATTTGGAGAACAAGTCATGACTGACCAACAGGCGGTAGAAGCGGCCAACGAGAAAAAGACTATGCGTGAAAAATGCAGCATATGTGGTGACGATCTTCCACCCCTGAATGGAGTAGAAGAAAACGACTTCTGCGACATTTGTGAAGATTGCAAAATTCAAAAGGAGGAAAGGAAAGAATTTCACGGTACAGACAAATGCTATGATGATTGCAATTTTTGTTCTAGTAGACGGTATTGCATATATTCAGATTATAATGAAGATTAACCAGCCGGAAGGCAGAAAGGAAGAATAATGAAAAGAGTTTTGTCGTTTGTAAAAAGTGAACTGTACCACACGAATAACGGAGAAAAGAAGATAGGCGACTGCTCCATGCTGAGTGGCGACTGCTCCATGCTGAGTGGCGACTGCACCATGCTGAGTGGCGACTGCTCCATGCTGAGTGGCGACTGCACCGGGCTGCGTGGCGACTGCTCCATGCTGCGTGGCGACTGCACCGGGCTGCGTGGCGACTGCACCGGGCTGCGTGGCGACTGCACCAGACTGAGTGGCGACTTAGATACTGCTAAGATAACCAAAAAGGAGAGGGAAAGAGGCGTTGCCATAGCAGACCTAATCAAGAAGGACACACCATGAAAACAAAAGAGGAAGCAATAGTCGAGGCGGCAATATGAAAAAATCACGGTTGCAAACGCTCAGAGAGAATTGCATGATGGAGAAAAAAAAGAGAAGATGGAAACCTATGTTAGAGAAGAAATATGTTTCCATACAACTAGCGAAATCTCATACCTCTGTGTGGCTTGACGACGCTATAGACAAAAAACGATTCAAAGAAGGCCGCGTATTTCCAAATAAGAAAAGTGCGTGGCAAGCGATTAAGTGTATCCATGCCTATCTCACTGGCAGGGCAGCGATTGTCTATAGGAGGAGAAAATGAAAACAAGAAAGGAAGCAATTGAAGAGGGATTTAATGAGTTTTTCAACGGACCACCAAAATCGTCCTCTGAGTTCTTCTTTGAAAAAGGTTCCGCATGGCAGAAGGAACAAGATGCTGCTGAGAACACTAAGTTACGGGCAGAGATTGAGAAGATGAAAACAGAATTGCAAGCATATAAAAAATTGATAAAAGAAATCGGAGAAGTACGGGTTTGTCGAAAATGCTTTGATGCAGTTGATAAGGTTTGCAGGGAGTTTAAGTTATGAGAAAACGAAATAAACCAATGAAAAAGCATAAACATCAAGCTGGGACCGAACTTATCAAACGTTTCAACTTGGCCGGGACGAGAAATAACCAATCCGATTCGGAATCATGCCCAGGTCGGTTTAGCCTTTTCGAGGAAAACCGATGAGACGATTAGATACGATAATAGATTGCGCATTTCTCATCATGGTATTATCCATGATTTCGGCATCCCTCTTCTTGCATTTCAAGGGCTGGTCGGGCATGAATGTTGATGCCATCCATGCATCTATATCTGAAATATACAAACCGATATTAACAAAAACAGGAGGCCAAAAACAGCCATGAATAAGACGAAGATAGAATCATTTGACTACACATGGAATCCCATTACGGGGTGCAGTAACTCATGTTCTTACTGTTATGCCCGAAAGATTGCGTCCAGGTTTCCAAATGTATTCACCAATGGGTTCCTGCCAACATATTGGCCGAACAGAATCATGGAACCGACAAAAGTTAAGATTCCGTCCCGAATATTCGTGGGTTCCATGGGCGACATAGTCTACCAACCTGACATGGTTATCAACGCCATTCTCAAGATTGTGGAGGCCACTCCTCAGCATTCATATTTCTTTCTGACCAAGTTTCCCATGTTGGCATATTTTCGGCCTCCATTCCATGGCATCATCCCGAAGAATGCATGGTTGGGGTTTTCGTTTCATGATGGACTGCCTTCAGACATTTGCCGTCTCAGGGATTTCCCCAATGTTTGGTGTTCATGGGAACCCTTCCGTGTGTCAAAGCCGGCAGGAGATGCCATATCGAAAATAAAGACAGCCCGACCTGGCTGGATAGTGGCCGGATATGAAACTCCACACTGCAACCTGAAGAGCAAGGCATTCGAGCAACAAGTGATGGACTCATTCGGGACAGTACCGATGTTCTTCAAAGACACTATGTTGCTAGCATCTAAGGTCAGGACTGTGGTATGGTGACGGAATGGATATGATAATCCTCAGAAGACGGTGTCCCAAGTGCAAGAGAATTCTTCCACTAGCAAGATTTATCAGGCCCCATGGAAAATCGGGACGCAAATGCAATGAATGCACCAGCGCAAGGTTCATATTAATATGCAAGAAAAGGGTTCCAATAATAATCAAGGAATTAGGAAGGGAGATGCAACATGATGGAATGTGAGAATAAGGGGGGTAAATACCATGTTAAGGATAGATGCGATGGAAAAATGAAATCGGAGCGTATCGATGAACTAGTGGACCAATTCAAGAATCTTGACCTTACCAATATTACAGAAATGTCAAAACTGGTCAGGGCATTGCAATGGGAGCTTAATCATCGTGTCTGATTATAAGAAGATGTTTGAACCGTACTCCATCAACGGATTCATCCACCCGGTCAAGGGCCAAGAATCAGGGAATGGCTGGCTTTACACGGCTGAGACTGTAGTAGTTACAGGAAAGAATTATCCCCCACCGCATGACCTACTCATGGCATCACTGGACCATGAAATAGTAGCGGGTCTGCTTATGAGAACAACTCGCAACGGATTCGGCCAGGAATCGATAGACGACTATGTGGGGGCTGGTGCAATGTCATATCTATACGGGTTATCATTGGCCTTGAACATACTGGCATATGGAAAACTCATCCCAGCGACATACCTAGCTTCAGATGCCACATTCTGGGACAGGGTTGCATTCAGGATTCTGGGCCAAAAGATAAGATACGTCTATAACAATATAGAGTCAGGCACGTTTACACTTCGCGCTTGGCTCGGTCGTTTTCAGCATCTCATAGGTTTCCTTGAGTTCTGTGCCGGAAAGCGGCCCCCTTGGTGGCGCAGGGCATGGATGGCGGTATGTTTCCTTCTACCGGCCAGCAAGAAGAACCATGACAGATGGATAATCCCCTGGGTAATGTCGGTCATCCTGAAGGAATGCGGAACGCCCATGATTAGACTTGCACTGAGGTTCTGGTCATGGAGAGCCAGGAGGAACTTTGGAACAGTCGGAGCCCTGCTCCATGATTACTTTGCAAAGGATGAACCTCACCCATTGGAATTGTTAACCAGGAATATGGATTTTTGACAGTTTTTAACTTTACTTTTTGTCATAATCATGATATATGGTTAATGCTTTTTTTTAGAGGGATGGAATGATGAAAGATTATTATGATTTTATAAGTAAAAAGAGCCAAAAAACTACTTTAAACGGATTCAAGACATTGTGGATGCCTGTTTTTCTATATGACTTTCAGAAATATCTTGTAGACTGGGCTCTGTTAAAGGGTCGCTCCGCCATATTTGCCGATTGCGGACTTGGTAAAACACCCATGCAATTGGTGTGGGCACAGAATATTGTAATGAAAACAAATAAACGGGTCCTGATACTCACTCCGTTAGCCGTGGGTGCTCAGACTGAAAGAGAGGCTCAGAAGTTTGGTATCGATGTTTTTCGTTCAAAAGACGGAAAACTATCAGGAAAGGCCTCCATTATAATAACAAATTATGAACGTTTACATTATTTCAATCCTGAAGATTTTCAAGGTGTCATATGTGATGAATCATCGGCAATCAAGAACATGAATGGTTCCAATAGATGTTCCGTGACTGAATTCATGAGGACTAGACCTTATAGATTATTGTGTACTGCAACGGCATCACCCAATGATTACATTGAACTGGGAACGTCCTCAGAAGCCCTGGGTGAACTTGGTAATATGGACATGCTTCAGATGTTTTTCAAAACGGAGGACAATACAATGCATCCGGGGTCCCGTCGAGATGGTCCGATATGGATAGGTCAGAAGTGGCGGTTTAAGGCCCATGCCGAAAAGAAGTTCTGGCAATGGGTGGTTTCTTGGGCCAGAGCAGTAAGGAAACCTTCCGATCTTGGATTTAGTGATGCTGCTTTTCAACTTCCCAAATTGATAGAACGTGAACATATTGTAGCATCCGATACGCCTAGGAATGGAATGCTATTTAATTTTCCAGCTGAAACTTTGGCCGAGCAAAAAAAGGAACGAAAATTAACGACGAATAAACGTTGCGAACTCGTGGCTCAACTGGTTGATACTACAGAACCTGCCCTTATGTGGTGTCATTATAATGACGAAGCAGACGCATTAGAACATATGGTTAAAGGTTCTAGACAGGTCAACGGTTCTCAGGAAGATGATGAAAAAGAAGAAATTCTTAATGCCTTTTCATCAGGACAACTCCAAAAGTTGATAACAAAACCGCGCATTGGCGGTTTCGGCCTGAACTGGCAGCACTGTAATAGGATGACATTCTTCCCCAGTCATTCCTTTGAACAATACTATCAGGGAACCAGAAGGTGCTGGCGGTTCGGACAAAAGCGAACTGTATTTGTCGATATTATTTCATCTAGTGGAGAGTCAATAGTTATGAAGAATTTACAACGAAAGGCTAAAGCCGCCGACAATATGTTTTCATCTCTAGTTGCGGAGATGACTAGTGAATTGAAGTTAAAATGTAAAACGAATTTTGATAAAAAATTGGAGGTGCCGCAATGGATATGAAATGTAATGGACAAAAAATTACGAAAGATTACGCTATATACAATGGTGATTGCATTCAGGTAATGGCAGGCTTACCTTCTGAGTCAATAGGATTGTCAATATATTCACCTCCTTTCGGGGGTTTATATAATTATTCCAGCAGGGATGAAGACTTGAGCAACTGTCTAAATTACGCTCAGTTTTTTGAGCATTACGATTTCGTAGTTAAGGATATAGCGAGGATAACAAAACCAGGTCGAATGACATGCGTGCATTCAATGGATGTTCCAAGACCCGGAACTGATAATGGCCATATTGACTTTCCCGGCGATATCATCCGACAACATGAGAGGTTCGGATTCAAGTACTGGGCCAGATTTGCCATTTGGAAAGAGCCCTTGAGGGTTGCCATCAGGACTAGAAGTAAGACCCTCATGCACAAGCAAATAGTAAAAGATTCTTCTCTTTGTGGAAATGCCGGAGCCGACTATCTATTGGTTTTCAAGAAAAAAGGAGACAATAAGGAATTCATATCTCATTCAGAGGGGCTAAAGAAATATTGCGGGGAACGAGAAATTCCAGATGGACTGAGTGACAAATATAAGAATTGGGATAATCCCCAAACAAATAAGTTAGCCCATTGGATTTGGCAGCAATATGCATCCAGTTTTTGGGATGATATCCGCATCAACCATGTACTCCCATTTAGGGAGGCTAGGGAAAGTGATGAGGAGAGACACATCCATCCACTCCAATTGGATGTCATTGAACGTTGCGTTCTTCTCTGGTCAAATCAAGGTGATGTCGTCTTTACTCCATTCATGGGTGTCGGTTCTGAAGTCTTTGGAGCCGTCCTTAACTCCCGACTGGGAGTCGGGGTCGAATTAAAGGAATCTTACTTCCGCCAAGCCCTAAAGAACATGGAATTATGCAAAGAAGATGAAGCACAGAATACCCTCTTCTGAACTGTATGACCATCTGTCAAGCTTGCAGAAAACGCCCTGCTTCACAGCGTCACCACAAATGGCATGATGCCAAATGGAAACGCAAACTGTATGGAAGATTGCTTGATGACTCCAGAAATATCCAGATGACGTGCTTCGAGTGCAATGTTGGACATGCCGGTAAATTTCTGATACACTGGTCAGAGCAGGACTTCTGCAATGCCCTTGGAATACTACCAAGGAGTAAACAGTTTAGGAATTTTTAAACATGAAAACGATAAAGGACATAGTCAAAGGGATAGTCATTCTTGATATTGATGACCTAGAGGAATTCCAAGGCAATCTTAAGGACCTAACGGAAGAGAACTATAATAGACTCAAGAATGAGATACTGGCCGATGGGTTTGCGGCCCCTCCATTCGTATGGAAAAATCCCAAGGGACAGTATTGCATCCTTGATGCACACCAGCGAAAGAGAGTACTAGTCAAGATGCGTGAGGCTGGCATAAAAATACCCAAGATAAACTGCATCGAGATAGCGGCCAAGGACCGGAACCATGCCAAGCGTCTCGTGCTGGCATATACATCACAGTATGGGACCATGACCAAGCAAGGGTTATATGAATTCCTGAACACTTCGGATATATCCTTCGCCGATGCCGTCGCAATATTTCGGTTTCCAGAAATAGACTTTGGGAACATGGCGTTGGAGAATAATGAAGGATTATCGCATGATATGGAGAAGAACCAAGATGAGAAAAAAAAGAACTATACTAAAATGCAATGTCCGAGTTGTGGGTACGAGTTTTGAGCGAGTATGGGATTCCTTATCAAGGCTCCAAGTGTTCAATAGCGGAAAAAATATGCACACTATTCCCACCTGCCGATAACTTTTATGACCTGTTCGGTGGTGGATTCTCTATCACTCATTGTATGCTCCAAAATAGGCGCAAAGACTTTAAACAATTTCATTTTAATGAGCCTAGAAAGGGTATCGTAGATTTAATTAAAAAAAGCATAAATGGAGATTTTAACTATTCTAAGTTCCATCCACCATGGATTTCAAAAAAAGAATTTGACGAAAAAAAAGAAACCGACGCATACATAAAAATCATCTGGTCATTTGGAAATAATGGGAAGAACTACCTCTTTTCAGAAGAAAAGGAGAGAATAAAGAAATCACTTCACAATGCCGTTGTGTTTAATGAGTTTGATGGTTTTGCCACTGAATTTTTTGGATTCAACCAATTCAAAAACAACTTCGATATTATTCAAAGAAGATTGTTCGTCCAAAGAAGAATACGATATTTGAAATCGGGACGAGTTGACTTGGAGCAACTGGAGCGACTGGAGCAACTGCAGCGACTGGAGTTTTATACCATCGACTATCATGATGTCCCAATAAAAGAAAACTCAATTATATATTGTGATATTCCATACAAGAATACAGCGTCTTATGATTCTAGTTTCAATCATGATGAGTTCTTTTCTTGGGTAGAAAAATCACATCATCCAATATTCATCTCGGAATATTATATAAACAAGCCATTTTTAAAGTATGTTTATTCGTGCTCTAAATTATCTCGGCTATCGCCAAAAGGCAGAGACAAAAAAGATGAAAAAATATACGCTAATATTCATGCAATGAAATTGCTGTGCGAAAAAAAGCAAGGGCGTATCTATGTCTAAGAAAGGTACTGCACAATATGGTGCGTTATGGTAAATAATCCAATGATGAGATATAGTTAACCTATGGGTATAATAATTACATTCGATGTGATTATCAAGCATTGGGAGAAAAAAGTCCAAGAGATAAAATAATGAAAGGTAAACGTGTCCCAAATAACAACCAAGGCGGCAGGTTGGATGATATAGAATCCATGCAGCGAATTGAATTTATCTACGACATGATATCGTCAGGATTCATGAGGGGAACCATAGTTCTACAATGTTCGAAGCTGTGGAATATATCCTATCGGCAGGTAGACAAATACATAGCCAGGGCTAAGAAAATATTTGAGGATGTCCACATAGAGAATGTCAAGGAACGGTACAGGAACGCCCTGAAGCGCACCCGCGCCCTCTATCGGCAGTGCATGGCATCCGGTGACAAGAGGACGGCCGCCAACGTACTGAGGGAACTCAATGACCTGGAGGGCTGCAAGACGATAAAAGTCGAACACTCGGGAAGCATAGATGGGGCCAAACTGGACAATCTGTCGCTCAATCAACTCAAGGCCATAGAATCCATATTGAAAGGGGCCTCGGATGGCAAGGACTCCGATACCACGACTTGAGGATGTCCAGGCCGCCATCAGGAGGAAATCACATATAGACTATGTGCAGCATGTCATTCCGGCGTTCAAGGTAAATTGGCACCACAGATTGATTTCGAGCAAGTTGGAGGCCGTAGCAAGGGGTGAGATTCGCAGACTTCAGATATGGGCTCCTCCGAGACACTCCAAGACCTGGATGGTTTCGGATACATTTCCAGCATGGTTTCTTGGCAACAATCCATCGAAGACCGTAATAGGAACATCATATAGCGATGATGTGGTGACGACCCATGGACGCATGGTTAGAAACTTCATGCAGGGCCCAGAACATATCGAGATATTCGGGAAGAATATCATATGTCCTGATTCACAAGCTGCCAACCGATTCGATACAATACATGGGGGTTCATACAATTGTGCAGGAGTTGGAGGAGGCATAACGTCTAAGGGAGGCCATATTATAATTGCCGATGACCTTTATAAGGATTCGGTACAGGCTCATAGTGATGCATACAATGAGCATTTGCACGAGTGGTGGCGTTATGTAATTCTCACCCGCCAAGCCCCAAATGCCGCAATAATATTCATCTCGACGAGGTGGACGGAGGACGACATGAACCAGTGGCTTATCGATAACCAGGATCCGAGTCTGCCCTGGGAGGTGGTCAGACTTGCGGCCATACGAGACGATGAGGAACTAGATTATGACCCTCGTCAGTCAGGAGAGGCATTATTCCCGGAGATGTTCCCAATAGAGGAACTTGAATGTAGAAAAAGAGAACAGGGCGGACTGTACGTTTTCAACGCATCATATCAACAGGCTCCCTCCCCGAAGAGTGGCGACATAATAAAACGAGATGACATACAAAGATATACTACGCTGCCCGACAAGATTGATGAGTGGATAGCATCATGGGACCTGACATTTGATTCCTCCGTATCATTCGTTGAGGGCCAAGTGTGGGCTCGAAAGGGTCCGGATAAGTATCTGGTACATGAGTTTAGAAAACAGATAGGGTTCACTGACACATGCAGGGCGATAGAAGACATGCGTTCCAACTATCCGGAGGCCATTTTGACGCTAGTAGAGAAGAAGGCTAATGGAGCAGCTACCATAGAGACGCTCAGAAAGAAGATAACTGGAATAAAACCAGTGAACCCAACCAGGTCGAAGACTGATAGACTCAGGGCCGTGTCACCCGATTTTGAAAGCCGCCATGTGTACGTTCCAAAGAACAAGGAATGGACTGACGCATGGATCGAGGAAATAGTCTCCTTTGGTCCCAACAGTAAGGAATCAGACAGAGTTGATGCCACGACCCAAGCATTATCATATTTCGAGTCGAAGAAGAGTGGGAACGAGGCCCTTGCCATCGAGGATATTCCTGCTGACAACGAATGGTCAGTGTGATAATATCTAAATTACAATTGAATAAACCCTCCGCCGTCAAGCACTTTCCCTTACATTCCCGTTGGTCCCATTCCAAACCTCCGGCGGAGGGTTCTTGTTTTTTTAGGTTGTCCTATTCCATGTGGTGTTGTAATATGGAAATAACTCATGGCTAAAAATAAGGTTAAAAAGGGTTCGGAAGATATCGACATAATGGAGATAGGTTGCACTGGACTCAACCAACAGGGTGGATACGTCTACGAGGAGACGATTGAGAAACTCAAGGGCACAAAAGGAGTCAAGGTCTATAAAGAGATGACTTCCGAGCCAACAATAGGTGCGATATTATTTGCAATGAAAATGCTGGTAAGAAATGTAGAATGGACGGTCGAGCCCGTAAGCCAGGAGCCAGTAGACCTTGAGGCGAGGGATTTCATGG